ATCTGTTGTTTTTAAATTTATTTTCATTTACTCCATGAGAAATGTAAGGAGGAAAAATATAATAATCACCTGGTTTAGGTGTAATAGAAATATTTAATTCTGGTAAAATTAAATCGTTTCCTTCTGATAAGTATAAGATACCATGATAAGAATTATGAAAATGATAGCCTACTTTATCACCAGTTTTTATTTCATTACCCCAAGCATTTATCATCATCATTTTTTCAAAAAAATATTGAAACATTTCTGGGTGAGATAACTGATGTTTATTAATTACTGTGGCCATAAATTCATTAAACTCAGGTTTATCTATAAAATAATTCCAATCTGTCATTCCACCTTTAACGTAAGTGTGGTTATGCAGTTCTTCTTTTAAATTAGATTTAATTTCCATAATTAAATTATGTATTCTTTCGGGGTAAGCATAATGACCAAAAATAATATTAATTGTTCTAGGATACGTTATATTTAAACTATGTTTATGCTCTCCTAATTTTTGATTTCTGTCTAAAATAGTAATCATTTTCCACCTTTCATTCTCTAAAAAACTGATATATAAGCTATTATATGCTACAAAAATTAAAATTCAAGGCTGGATTTAACAAACAAGACACAGAATCAGGGGCAGAAGGTCAGTGGACAGATGGTGATTTTGTCAGATTTAGATATGGATTACCTGAAAAAATAGGTGGTTGGTTACAATTAACTTCAGGACAAAAGACTTTACCAGGAGTTGCAAGAGCTCAACACGCATTTGCAAGTTTTGCTGGAGAAAAATATGCTGCCATTGGTACATCTCAAGGTCTATTTTTATATTATGGTAATGATTTTTTTGACATTACACCTTTAGATACAGCGATCACAGGATGTACATTAACGACAGTTAATGGTTCAAATACTGTAACTGTAAATAAAGGATCTCACGGATTAGCGGTTGGACGATATGTAACTTTATCAGGTGTGACTGTTACGGGAGCATCTGATTTTACGGCAGCTGAATTAGAACAAGTTTATGAAATATTAACTGTACCTGATGTAGATAAATTTACTATTCAAGCTTCAAGAAATGAGGGAGGATCAGGTATGACTGCAGCCGGAGCTGCAACAGTTAATCCTTATGTTATCGTGGGACCAAGAACGCAAACAACAGGTTTTGGTTGGAGTACGTCAACATGGGGTGATAGTACTTGGAATACACCTAGAGGTACAAGCACAGTAACTCTAGATCCAGGAAACTGGAGCCTTGATAACTTTGGTCAAGTTTTAGTTGCAACTATTTTTAATGGAGAAACTTTTACATGGGATGCTAGCGCTACTAATCCTAGAGCTCAAAGAGCGTCTAAGACAACAACTAATTTTCAAACTACAAATAATCCTGGAGCCACTAGATTTACACTAACTTCAGATAGAGATAGACACTTATTTCACTTTGGAACTGAAACAACTATTGGTGACACTACAACACAAGATCCAATGTTTGTAAGATTTTCTGATCAAGAAGATTTAAATACTTATGCACCTACAGCTACTAATACAGCAGGAACGTTTAGATTAGATACAGGTAATGAGATTAGAGCAGCCCTTCAAGGTAAAGATTATGTATTTGTTTTAACCGATCTCGCTGCATACGTAATTCAATTTGTTGGTCCACCATTTACATTTAGTGTTAGACAGGTTGGTACAAATTGTGGATGTATTGGTCAACACGCAGCAGTTTTTATTAATGGTGCTGTATATTGGATGGGAGCTGAAGGTGGATTTTTTATTTTTGATGGAACTGTTAAATCATTACCATCACTCGTAGAAGATTTTGTATTTACTACAGATGGAGATAATTTAGGATTAAACTTTAATGCTAGAGATATTGTTAGCGCAGGTGCAAATAATCTATACACAGAAGTAAATTGGTTTTATCCAAAATCAGGATCAGAACAGATTGATAGATGCGTAACCTATAATTATCAAGAAGGTATATGGACCACTTCGTCTTTAGACAGAACCACATATTCAGATCAAGGAGTATTTGATGCGCCTTATGCCACTGATTATGAAGCTACATCTACACCTGTATTTCCTGACATATTAGGAATAACTAACGCTGCTGGTGCAAGTATTTACTATGAACACGAAGAAGGAGTTGATCAAGTTAATAGTTCTGGCACGACAGCTATACCAGCATTTATAAGATCAGGAGATTGGGACATTACATCTAGACGAAGCGCCTTGGGTCAAGCAACAGGGGTTGTAGATTACAGAGGTGATGGTGAATTTTTTATGGCTGTAAGAAGATTTATTCCTGATTTTAAATATCAAACAGGTAACGCTAAAGTAACTTTATTTGTTAGCGCCTATCCTGATGACGTAGCTGTAAGCTCGCCATTAGGTCCCTTTACAATAACTTCGTCTACTGATAAGGTTGATACTAGAGCTCGAGGAAGATTAGTGTCGATTAAAATAGAAAACGACTCTACAGGTGAGTCATGGAGATACGGAACTTTTAGACTTGATGCACAACCGGACGGAAGAAGATAATGGCTATAGATATAGGAGATTTAAGTCGATTTGAACAAGTTTTAAGAAATGAAAACTTTAGAAGAAGTAGTCCTCAACTTACAAGTTTTCCTAATTCTCAAAATTTTGGTATTATGAATACTGATCAAGCTGCTATTTTTTCAGATGATGCAGGTCTTGATGAAGAGTATTATGAAGATTTTGCAGAGGTGGCTAAACCAGGTTTTAATTTAGGTTTTGCAAAACAATTAGGTTCAGGTCTTTTAGGTTTAATTACCGGCAATCCCTTAGCTAATTTGATAGGTAGAGGTATAGGTGCTTTAGGAGATAGGTTTGGTAGACCAGGAATACGAGGAGGTATAGGTCTAAGAGGTGATTCAACATTTGATACTTTTGGAAGATCAACAAGTTTTGCAGACTTTGCACAAAGAATGAGAGACAAAAGAGCTAGAGAAGATGCTGCAAGAAGAGGTTCACTAAAAGATTTACAAGGCAGAATTGATAAGGGAGATTTTAATACAGGTAAATTTGATAAAGGTATAACGGATAGAGGTAGAGGAAA